TGTTTAGTGATGCAACCAATTTTTATTATTGTAGTTCAGGAACCCCCGAAAGTGTGGGAGCATATGGGCAAACTATGGAGGAACTCTATACCAGATTTTTTGAGTCTGATGTAAGTAATTGGGACGGGTCTATGATGCCCTGGTTTTTGGCGCTTGAAGTTTATTTTTTGCAAACACGAGTGAAAGGTGACCCTCTCCCCTACAGTGATTGGTTGTACTCTAATTGGTTTAATGTTTCGGGGCGTTCATCTGACCGTCAAACTATAGTCCATATGTCTCATGGGAGAGAGAGTGGAACCCCACAAACAAGTGCTTTTAATACTTTGCTGAACTTCATAGTTACTACTTGGGCCATGAAGAAAGATTGGAGTTCAAACGTTATGATGATTTGTTTGGGAGATGACAATTTAGTAGCCTGTGACGATGAAATAGATGTTGAAACGTTGACCAATTCATATCGCAGTATCGGGTTAAAGGTTGAAATAATACCGCGTACCTACGTGAGTCAAAGCACCTTTTGTTCAGGGTATTTTTGGAAAGTTGACGGGCAATACATATGGGGAAATAAACCATTCCGAGCATTAACTAAATGGGGAGTCAATTATCACAATCATCCTAAGAAGATGTGGAATAGACTGCTAGCTGGTAATGCTAAAGGTGGACTGTCCAGTGGAGGATTCATACCGATTTATGGGAAAATTCTCAGGTGTATTGCTGATGATGCTGATAAGCATAACATTAAACCATTCATCGACCCTAGAGATACTAACCCACACAAGATTACTGGAGGTAATGTGTACTATCCGTCCTATGATACTTATATCCAATTTTCTCAAATATATGGCATTAGCGTTGAAGAAATATTGGCTATAGAAGAACAAATAGATGTTTCTCTTGATGACTTCCCCATGTTATTAGAGGGAGAATGGATTGATGGAGCCATTTTTAAAGACATAGGTGAGATGGTCAATGAGAATTTAACATTAGAAGAAACAGTGCCTGTTGTTGAGAATCAGTATCATGAGCTTGTATACAGGGTACCCATGCGTGAAGAGTTGGAAAAATTGGCTTTGGCCCGCCAACATCGTAGAAACCCATTAGTGGAAGCATATCATTATGGACTGGAAGAGCACCAAGATGGAGCCCCCTGGATTAATGT